CCCGGTTCGTCCCATGGACTCCTGCTCCTGCAGCGGTCTTTCGAAGGAACAGCTGCTCCGCCGCATCGCCACCACCGGCTTCGCCTGCGTGGACGCCTGCCTCTATCTGGACACCCATCCGGAAGACACGGAAGCCATCGCTTATTTTGAGAAACAGAACCGAATGTATCAGGAAGCCCTTCATGAATATTCCACCCAGTACGGCCCGCTGACGCTGTCCCACGTCCACAATCCGAAGGATTACTGGACCTGGGCAGACCAGCCGTGGCCGTGGCAATAGAAGGGAGGACGCGCTTATGTTTAATTATGAAAAACGGTTGGAATATCCCATTCACATCAAGGAGACGAATCCGAAGCTGGCGAAGGCGATTATTACCCAGTATGGAGGCCCATATCCCGGAAAGTGATAGTTGCTTTTTCGGAGCTTTGTTCGGTAAATACGAAGCTTAATATGGTCTCTGGATTATCTTTGGCTCCATACGTAATAAGGCTGATGTATCGCCTACTAAAATGGGGATTACTCCTGCTGCAGCTCTTACTTTTTCTTTATAATTTTCTTCACTATGATATCTAATCAGCTCCTCCAAAAGCACGTCCATGGCTGTCAAATCCCTACGCGCCTTCTGTATTGCTTCAAGCATTTTCCTGTTTTCCGGAACATTTACTACCGGAACCATCTTCTGACTGCTCTGCTTCACTTCCGGCTTCACTTCGTCCTTTGCCCGGAAGTAGAAATCTACCAGATAATCATATACCTGCCATGCTTTGTCTGTGTTCAGGGACTTAGCGTGGAGCAGAGCGCCTTTTTCGGTCCAGAGATACAGGATCTTAGCATATTTAAATTGAGTATCAAATTGATACTTTGCTTTAATTTCTGCTGAGTGAGGAATCCTTACTTCGTTTTCCTCTTGTTTTTCATCTTGGTGAGGAATCCTTACCTCGTTTTTGAATGCTTTTAATTCAACTCCGGTAAGAACTATGTAATGTTTGCCTTCAACAAATCTGTCTCTATTTGCATGAAAATTTTGTTTGATACAGTCCACTGTTGTATCATAACAATCAGCTATTTGTGCGCTGGTTAAAACTCTCTGTCCTCTTGATTCAACTACATATAAATTACGCATAAAAAAACTCCTTTCAAATTTTGGTTCTTGAAAGAAATTCCCACCTGCATTATAATATTTACAGAAGGAAACTTCTGACGTAGGGTGTTGGTTTGATTGGTAGTCGGGCAACACTCTACTCTTTTATTTCGGCATAAACTTTTCTGATTCCTTCTCGGATTACATCTGCTTTCGACTTTCCCGTTGCCTTACAACAATACTCTAAAATCTTGACATCTTCATCCGACATTCTGATTCTTGTATCATACTTTTTAGGTGAATCAGTCGGCCTGCCAGTCCTTGGTGACATAACTTTCCTCCTTTCTTTTGGTGACACATAAATAATATATTGTGGTTACACAAAAGTCAAGAAGTATTTTTTATCTGTACATAAGCCCCGGATCTCTCCGGAGCCATACTTAGTTAAACTGGATAACCAGCCGTGTGCCTGCTCCAACAATGCCGTCTACCTTGATTCCGTAGTGCTCCTGAGCCGCCATTACCGCTGCTCTGGTAGCCTTACCGTAGATTCCGTCGATATTGCTCTTTCCCTTGCTGTTCTTCTCGGGCAAGAATCCCAGCCGAATCAGGTGGTGCTGTACCCACTTGATATCATTGCCAGACATCTTCGGGCCTATTTTGGGTATGTAGATTACTCTCTCCGGTACCGGATACTGACAGCCTACCGGATCCTTGGCCGGGATCTTGCCATACCAGATGTTAAGATCCACACGGCCATTGATTCCGGGCACGATACCAGCACTGCTCCACTGCCATCCCTCCAGCGTGTGGCAGATTGCAGGCTGCTTCTTAACATCCGGCAGCTGCTTGATGGTCTTGGCCGTGGTGGACGGATACCGGGCAATCCAGAAGCCATGCTTCAGATAGCCCGCCCAAGGCTTGATGTATGAATTATAGAATGACAATCCGGTATAAACGCCGAACTCATATCCAGCGGCGGTGATCACCTCACCGTATGCATTGATGATGGCAATCAGGGTCTTACCCTTTCCTTTCAGGCAGGCGTCCTCTACGTCGAGCCAGATCTTGACCTTACGGCCATTCAGAATATTCAATACCTTCTGGGCGTCCTGAATGGCCTTGGCCACGCTGGTCGCATAGCTGTAATTATATACTCCGGCCAGCGCCATACCTGCTTTCTCACAGCCCTCCCAGTTCGCTTCGAACCGTTTATCCGGGAGTAAGTCTTTCCGGATGACTTTCAGGATGGCCGCATCCACTCCGGCGGCCTTCACCTTTTTCCAGTCGACGACTCCGTTATAGGCCGATACATCAATTACAATCTTACTCATTCTCACTCACCTCCGGAATACCAGCTACGCTGGTGAGTACAGACAGCAGAGCCGCCAGCGCCGATGCACTGACCACCATCTTCCAATCTACAGCTCCAATGACCGCCGCTGCGCCAATGGTGCCGACTGCGGTCTGGGCTGCCGTCTTAACCGCTCGGATGCCTGCTGCCTTGAACCACTTTACAGTGTCTACACTTGCTTTAAATACACAATTTTTCATATTGCTTCTCCTTTCACATTCCAAACTGGTGGAAGATATATCCCACCACGATTCCGATGATTACTGTGAGCACATATCCAGAAGCAGTACGCCACTTCTCGCCGTCCCTGCTTTCCAACTTTTCAAGTCTATGCCCCTGGCTTTCCTGCTCTCTGACCATGCCTTCGATTGAGTAGGCCA